CCAGCATTGGCGTATACACCAATAACTGCTGAAGAAAATCCACAGATAATATAACCAGTTATTGTTCCAGAAAGCTGACCATTTCCCAGCGGAGTTCGTACTTGCGTTGCTGTGCTTAAACGATCTCCAACCATAAGACCATATGTATCTACTGTTCTAGTAAAGTCATATGTAATTTTGTACGCCTTGCCGACGGTCAAAAAATTAGCAATTTGATAGGTGGTTACACCACTTCCAGAATAAGTAAATGCACCATTACTTACTGTCGCCGTTCCTCCGGTATAAAATACCCAATCACCAAAACCACTAGTAAACGTCGAACTATCTCCTGAAAGTAGATTTCCACCACCGCTTATCTTCGCCAGCGCTGTGCCAGAGGAAGCCCGAGTGAACGTGATCATGTCGGAGTAGTTGTTGTAGTTCTTCGTTCCCATCCTACTCGCTCCAATCCGTCACGGTGTAGCTGCCAGTCGTTCCATCAAAGGTGAGGAACAGTGAAGGTTCAAGGCTTGGCGCTGTCTCGTCCACAAGGCCAGTGTCACCAATGTCCCTGTCCCATATCTGGAAGTTCCTGATGGTGCCCATGAAGTCGTAGCCAAGGTTGAGGTCAGTGGCCGATAGATCGGGCAGCGCAGTGGGTGTGGTGTCAGCAGTCAGTGCAACACCATCGACTGCACCGTTAACAAAGGTCGATCCGTGGCGGCTTGCGATGTTGAAGGGGACGAAGACGCCGGGGGAGTACGAAGTAATTGGGCTTTGCAACACATCGTCAAACACACCCCCAATGGCTTGTCGAAATCTAAGCCTGTCCACAGAATCTTGAAGCGCAATTTGTATAAGATCAACTCCAGTTGCAGACCACGCAGCGAAAATTGTCTGATCATCATCCGCATAAGTCATCCGCCCATCCATCTGTATGGAGACGGCGAGGGGGTTGATTTCTTTGACGGAGATGTTGTCAACTTCCCAAAACTCCCCAGCTAGCGCTGAAGCGTTCCGCAAGTTTAAATATCCAGTTGTTTGCGTAGCTACAAATACTGCGCTGATTGTTCCTGTGCCACTAGCAAGAGAAGTGCTCGCCATTTGGCCTGAACCACCGGAAGTCCCCATGTTTAAAATCATACTGCCTGTGATTCCGTCAGTTACAACATCCACAGACATTTCGTAAGCCTTGCCGACCTCAAGCGTTACGGTTTGAGACACATATCCGATGCCTCCATCACTGTCTGTAATCCGCATTACGCCTGAGTTATTTGTGATAGAGCAAGCCGTTGCAACCCACCCACTCACATCTGTGTCAAAACCCCCATTCGTTACCAACTCATCCCCAATCACCTCCGGTGTGGGCCACGGCAGGTTAGCCGCTGGGATTGTCAGGCTTTCGGCAGCGCGGGTGACTGTAGCGCCAGATGTGGGGATGTAGGAGGAGGGGGTGGGGCCTGCTTCGGTTTGGGCTCCCCAAATGTAAATATACTCACCGGCTGGAGGTGATGCTGTGCTTGCGTCTGCGGCGCTATTGCCAAGAATTATTTCGTTGGCGGTGCTTGATATAGCTGATGCAAAGAACCGCGTACATCGATACCAACCATTTCCAACATCCTCTATGGTTGCAGTATTTCCGACACCATATTGAGTGCCGACAGTACCCGCATCTAAGTCAAACCACGCTCCGTTTGTGTTAGAATTAGAATTTGCTATGCGAAAAAAATTATTTGTGCCTGCTTTTGCATACACAGAAACAGAGTAACCCACTCCCGTAGTGAGCAAATTCTGTTCTGCCACATAGCAACTAGCTCCCGGAGTTGCTGGTGTTTCTATTTTTGTCGCATCTTGTGAGCCATCTGGTGCTGTTGCAGCATTAGACGTAAGTGTTGCAGCATTGTTAGTCCACGATGTCAAAAAAGTATCTGAGTAAGGAAGCAGATTCGTCCGCGCCTCACTCTCATGCAGCATCCCCTCGTTGACCCACTCGTAGCCATTGTAGATGTGGTGGCCACGGCGGGGGAGGTAGACTGCTGAGGAGGTGGTGGGGACGTAGCTGTCGCCACGGTCGGGGTTGTCCATAACTCCGCCTAGGGAGGCACGACAAGCATGACCTGCACCCACTAAAACTTTTTCTGTGCCTACCGGCAGCCATGATTCGTCCATGGCAGCGTTTATGTTGGTTACCATAGCCAATATGGCATACTGCAACCCAAACCCAGCTATTCCTTGATGGTCTATGTCTGCGGAAATATAGTACGACCCATCACCAAGATCGATCATACGGCCTCTTGCATTGCCAAAATTTTGAAACGTGCCATTAACAAGATCAAAATTAACACGATTGGCAGAACCACCAGATACTTGACTATTTATTTGCACAAACTGGTGATTTACATACGAAACAACAAAACCTGTTAAATAGCGACCATTACCAAACGTTCCAAGAGGAACTGCGTGATAGAAAATATGTCTTTGAAGAACATTTGTTGCTGTAACTTCTGTATTGGCCAACCCTACAGGAGATGCTGCTAATGCTTTGGTTACATGTCCTACAGTCCAGTATAGATACATCTGTTCTGAATTAAGTGCGTAATTATGCGGTCGCCACTTGATAGCTGGCATCTCGCGGACGGAGATGTTGTCGAAAATACCTGAAATATTTAAGCTGCCAGTTGAAATGCCTATATGAATATATGTTGTCGTAGCTGTTGCTGTAAAAGTCGTCGGGCTGTTATGGGTAGCGCCGTCATCAATGAGAATATCCCAGTTCGCGCCAAACATCTGCGTGGTGTCAGACTTAATAACTGAAACACCCAAACCATTTATTCTCGTTACATCACCAGTAACCCAGTATGTTTTTCCAACTTCAGTAGATATAGCTTGATAAACTGATCCATTGGCTGACGTATTTGTGACAATGGCTTTTCCGGAAGAATATTCTATTGTTGCTCCTGAATTTAACCATCCACTTACATCCGTATCAAACCCACCATTCGTAACCAGTTCCGGCCCATACCCGCTCGTCATCGTCGCGTTCGTGCTGGCTGAGTGGCCTATCGTCTGGTTGAACGTAGATACCTCATTCGCCACCTCAAAATCGTTGGCAAACAGATCAAGCAGGTATTTTGACGTAGTGTCGATGATACCGCCCAGGGCACTCATGATGCCCCGATAGCGGAAACGGAAGCGTGAGCGGCCCTTCATTGGATCCTAGTATCCTTCGCCGGGGATGATGTGCAAAGTCGTCGTGTCAGAACCACCGCAGACATAGGCTATGTGGGTGTCATCCATGAACTTGGAGATCGTGACCTGGCTCCCGCCAAGCACTGCATAATCCGCAGCCGTGGCCGTCAGCCCGGAGATCCCGATCCGCACATAGGCAACCTTGTCACCAGCATTTGTCAAACACAGCGTCTTGCTGCCCTTGCCTATTTCTGAAGCCGCAGACGATGACGTCACTGAAGCGGTCACACCACGGCCATATGCCGGGGCAAATGTTTGATCGATAGCCATCTAAATAACCTCCACGGCGTTTCTCTTGATCCATTCCAGCCCGTTATGCAGGCGGGATTGCAAGGCCCGGTCGGCATCGTTCGCCAGGCCAAGCATGATCTTGTTCGTCAGTTCATTGTAAAGTGCCAGCAGGGCATCGGCATCGCTGAAGGCTGAGTTTTCGCGCATTAGTTCCGCAAGATCTGCTGGGGGTCGATCCTCCGGCTCAATAGGCGGCTCTGCTGGCACCTCTTCTTCCACCGGCTCGTCCTCAACGACGCCATAGCGCGGCGGCTCTTCTGGAATGTCCATGTTCAACCCACCCACGATCTCACGCAGGGATTGACGCCATGCCTTCCACTCAGGATTGATAACGCGGTCGGTTTCACCGGCCTTGGGAATAACGTAGTCAGTACCTTTTAGCCGCCGGGTGGCCTCTTTAGGCAACCAGGATAGCCGCTCATGGCATCCGCCATCATCATCGGTAATAACTTCCGCTGTATCCTCATAGGCACCGGCAGGCATTGGGTTGGGCACACCGTCCACTTCATGCTGCCAAGGCCCGATATTGATAACCGTGCCATCAGCAGAGCGGATAACCTTTTTCACCATCGTCATTTTGCTACCCAGCCTGTGTTACCCGTTCCAGACTCTTTAACATACAAGGTTGTGTTTGTGCCACCATCGGTTCTCGTCCACAAAGACCCTACAGAGGCCGTTACAGCGCCTTCCGGGCTTCCAGCACCTGACTTCCACACCACGCCTGTATCCCCGCTGACGAGGTTTACACCGCCAGCAAACGTAACCGCATCAGAACTGGCCGCGTTCTGTGCATCGATGAAAGCCTTGACAGTCGTCCCTGACGCCCGCCTGGCATCACCGTTAGACTGGTCATAGATCACAAACTGATCGCCAGCCTCAATCGTATCCACCGCGGACAGCTTGTTGATCGTAACCATTATTCAAACTCCAGTTCGTCATCAGGGCCAGCATCTACAGGTTCGGCCACTTTCTCAAGATACGGGTCATGCTCATAACGCCATGACTTATGGCCCTGTCCAGCAGGAACCATTCTGTTGTCGATGGCTTTTTCCATTGGATAAGCTGCTCGTCCAAGGAGCGTCAGATAACCTTGCTTGGCAAATACCTTGGTATCAGGCGATGGCATCTTGCCCAAAGCAGGCGAAATCCGCACAGCCAACCCCTTATACATTGCTTCCAGGGCCATGTCGGGAACATTAATGTCATCGGACAAACTAGACTTGTTATACGCAGATGGCAGCGGATACCCCAAGCGGATACCCTTGCCATTCCACTGAGCCATCATGCCATCAAGCTGGCGCAAGGCATATTGCAGTTCTTCCGCATCAGCGTCGAACACATAACTGCCCAGCCCAATTTCAGAATATGCCTGCTGGATAACGTCTAGCTTTGTGTAAGTCATCGTAATTCCTTGGGCCAAACATTTTTGTAATTACGCGAGAACCACGCAGCGTCGTCTTCTGTATCGAATGACATAAAATCGCCCGTCCTCATGGCCCGATCAAATGCCTCATCACCATAGTCATGCAATTCGCCACGCTCATAAGCTATTCTGGGATAAACATAATAACGACCATCGGCCTCGCCGTATTCCATCAAATGGCTCATACGCTTCCCATCCTCCTCCAAAAAAGGAAATGCCTCCGGGTTCAAAATACGCCGAACAAAATTCTTATCGCTATTTTTGCGTAAGAGTTTCATCAAGGTTTCGTCATCCATTTCGCGCCTCAGCTTCCATGCGATCCAAATGGTCCTCGATCCGCTGGCGCAGCTTGTTGTCGCTGGTGCGGCCATCGAACTGAAGACCCAGTTCGGTTGCCTTCATTTCCAACTCTTCCCGTGTTGGCTCAATATTATAATCTGGCTCGGGTTCAGGCTCCGGCTCGGGTTCCACTGCCTCAACCGGGGCTGGTTCTTCTTCAACAGCCTCAACCACTGGCTCAGGTTCCGGCTCTGCTTCTGGTTCTGGAACATCCTCTACCTCCGGT